CGACTCTATCTGTTGCAGTTGCACCAGTAGTAGTAGTAGGACAGTTTGATGAGATATGAACATCACAACCATAAATCATACCAATTTTGCCAGTTTTAATAGCATCGCCAGAACCGATATACTGTTGTTCAGTAAACCTGTTAAGACCTAGCATATCGTTAGCAACAATTGGTGGGATAACAAATGAACGATTGTCCATTGGTACATCTGCATTATCTAATTTAAGAATCAACGCTCTGATTCCAGCATCCGTGATGTCTGCTGCATTAGAAGAGTTACCAGTATATAGCGTAGTACCAGTTGAACCGATATACGCTGTTTCCCAAGCGGCTGCATTAGAGCCACCTACTGTTCCACCTTGTAATGCTTCCCACAAAGTAACTAAGTCAGTATCGACTTGCTTTGCAAGAGCATAACCAGCATCGTCAGTATAGAACTTCCTCATACTTGCGAGTGCTTGTACTTCTGCAATATCCTCGATTAACTTAGAATACTCATAGTGTTTATTAATAGATACATTTATGACACTATTTGTAGCTGCCGATAATGTAACCTGTGTGTTTGCTGCTTTAGCACTTGCACTTCCTCTCGCAGGAACTGGAATGTGAATAGTATCACCTTTCTTTCCTTTGTGAGATAGCTTAGTAACTAGATTAGCAACCACTAAGTTCGACTTGTATGCACCTATAACTTCATCCGACCACAATTCGGGGATGAAGTTACCAGCAATAGTAGTCGTGACTTGGTTTGTTCCTAAAGCCATTTTACTTCTCCTTTATAGTATTATTATTTAACCCTACCCTCCGCATATGCTGAATGAATTTCATCAGCTAATGAGGCATAACGGCTAGGATCTGTTATCTGAAGGTTGATTAAATCAGCCCTCCGATAAACCTTCTTCCCACCTACAGAATCTCCTGATGACCTGCTTTCAGAACTTGTTTGTTTCATCGCTTTCTCTACTTTAGACTTTTCTTCAGCTACTGCTTCTTGCGTTGCACTCGACATTCTTGTTTGTGAGTACCAATCAAAAAGTTCTATTGCTAAATCTGATCTATATTCAGAATCTGCTTTACGAAACATTTCAGTTCTTGTTGCACTATCACCAATAAATTTTTGGAAATTAGAATCTTTAACGGTTTCTTGCCAATCTGGATAAGCCTTATCTAAAGACTCTAGATTATGCTTCTGCACATTTCCCATTCTTTCTTCCCTGGCCTTTATAACATCTGGGTGGTTTTCTATGGCTTTATTCACAGCGTTAACTGGATCGTCAAAGAAGTTATCCTCCTGTGCTACAGGTTCTTCTGGTGGAGCAGTATCTGTTGCTTTATTTTGTGCATCAAGTAAAGTTTTGATTAACTGGTCTTTTTCTCTTACCGCAGCTCTATGCTGCCCCAGTTCATCACTTTGCTTATTCATTAAATTTTCAGCTTCTTGCTGCATTTTAATAACCTCTGCCATCGATTTACCCGCATACTTTTCAGAAATGTTGGGTTCAGATTGTTGAGTTTCCTCCGTCTGTACCTCTTGTGTTACTTCCTGTGTTTCTGTTATTGGCTCACCTGTTAGAGGTGCTTCATCTACTACTATACTTTCACTCATTGTGTTCTCCGCCCTCTTCAGGGTTGTGAAGTTTGATTATGTTGGCTTTCCGTCTTGGAGTTCTTCCAACGCTAGGTTTGTCGCATTTTCTAAACTTAAAATAAAGTTTATCACCCGCAACTGACCTTTGATTTCCCAAAGGTCTTTTTCAGATTTAATATTATCTAAATTGACAATATTTTTCTCTAAATTCTTTAAATCTTCCAATAAATCTAACCAACCATCTGTTCCTGTCATAGAAATCCTATCTTCTAGGAACTGTACATCAGTTTTTGCCATTATTGAACCGTATTATTAATTTGTCTTTTACTTCCTGCTTCCCTAGCCTTGGCCAGGTTTAATATTGTTTCAGATTTAAGATGTTCAACCTCTGGAATGTTTCTAGCAGTTTCAGAACGCATATTTTCAATATCTGCTATGCCCTTCTCAATTGCTACTGAATCTTTCTGAAGTTTAAGTATCTTTTCTTGTATATCAATCTCATTTGGCTGTCCATTCATAGCTTCTGACTGCCATTTAATTGCTTTAGCTTTTTCTTCCTCTGCTTCAGCAAGAGTTTTCTGTACATTTGCTTGAAGTTGTTGCATCTCAAGCTGCATACCCATCTGTTGCATTTCTTCTTCTTGTGGATTAGGCTCTTCACCTTGCATTAGGGCATTAACAATCTGATCTCTATTATGAATAGAAGAGTTTTGGAATAATGCTAGTAAGATTACATCAAAAGCAGGTGAGTCTTGAGGTATGGTTTGTAGCATCTGCACCATCTGTGTCATTTCTAACTCTTTTGCCATAATTCCCATAGTCGAATAAGGCACAAACTTGTAATCACTCACAGGATAGCGTTCTATATCGAACTGTATCTTCCTCCACATAGCCTTATTAATTAAAGGAATAAGGAAAGTGTTCTGAAAATTCATTAAAGTACGCTTTTGTCGTTTAATTGCTGCACTTTGCATCATAGACATACCACTTGCTGTATCACCACCAGTATTACCTGTATCAGCAGAGCCAGTTCCCATCTGAATCATGTTTTGGAGAGATGCGACCTGGTTGAATGTAGAGGGATCTGTTTGACCCATGTCTAAGGGCATGATTGCCTCTCGTGGATTGCCATTCGTCAAGACAGTTTTACCAGCTCGCACCTCGAACTTTACTCCTCTTGGCAATCTCGTGGCATCTGCTGCCATCATAGGTGTAGTTGTTAAAGCCAGAGAATCAATTCTTGCTCTCATTTCAGCATCTAGAGCTTTTTGGGGGTTATATCCCTTTTCTGCCACACCCCTACCCCAGAATTTATTGGGTACGATGTCGTGTTGGTAGGAAATAAAGGGTCTATCAACCATCATAAAGGCATTTTCTTCAACTCTAAGGATATGTTGATCGTTACACATTGTAACAACAGCCTCTACTAATTCATCTTTGTCTTTTTTGCTATATTCAAAGTCATCTTTGTCAGCATTTGGTTTAAGAAAGCGTTTAGGAACTTTTCCCCAGTATTCACAAATCTTTACAGAGTCTGATTCATCTGCTTGTTTGATTTCTGGATCATATCCAAATTTAACTGTGTCATAATCACCATCAAGAGGTACATCTCTGTAAATTCCAGAGCGAATACCCTCTACTACATGGTATCTAGGCTTGATTACTTCGTGAGCAACCCCCAGAGCATCATTAATTGAGTTCGCAGATGGATCAATAAGAAATTCTTTGGGTGAAATCGGCTCAACATGAACATCTATAGATGGATATTCGACTACTGTGCGAGTAGTAGCCATTGTTCCATCAATTGGTTGCTCTGAGGGTGCTCTTTCAATGGTTTGTTTGACTACAATCTTGCCAATACCTGTTCCATAGATAGCACCATTAAGAAATACTTCACAAATAGAGTCTTTTACGCCAGTTTTTTCCAAATCTTCTTGTAAAAGGTTGCGTACATACTCTGCATCAGACGGATCCTGGTCAAGCATATCATCTTGGATATCGAACCATTTTCCTCGTCCAAAAGTTGCTTCTTCCAGTTCTGCTACCGAGGACTCTATAGCTTGTTGTAGGGCGGGAGCAATAAGCCTGGATCTTTCCATTTGCCTGGTCTTATCTTCAGCAGACCAAATACCTCTCCACAGACGATAATATTCATCCCACATGGGAATATAATTAATATTCCTATGGGTTCTCCAGCCTTCCAGGCGATAATTTAACCAACTTGCTAGTGCTTGGTATTTGTTCTCTTGATTATTCATTCAGTCGGGTTCATTTGATCTCCACTAATAAGTGCCGATTATAACAGTTTGTTTCTCTAAATGCAAGTGATAATCATTCTCATTTAGTGAATTGAGTAATTTAATTGTTCAACTTGTATTAATCCGTCTACTAACATCTTACAAATTGTTAAATCAACCATCTCTTCTCTTTCATTAATATCATTTGGTATGTCTTTTGTTAAATTACTTATTATTTGACAAGCGACAATGTATCTATCTGTCAAAGTGCTATCATCAGCACTATATTTAAGCAGCTCTACCATTTCTTGCTCTGTCATATCTTTTTCAAATATGCTTTTAATATCCAGCGACATTGTCTAATACCTCCCAATCGTCTGCTAATTCAATGCTGTGTGCAAAGTCAGCTACGCTAACTTGATCTATATATGCAAGTGCATCGAGTAAATCGTCATGGGCCAGGTGGTTTGGAAAGTCATTTAACTGCCCAAGGAACTCTTTCCAATCCTTTTTTTCATTAAAGGATATTTGGCCATGCTCCATTCTTCCTTGTAATGCCCAGGTGATTCTTTCTGTTTTCTTCTTACCACCATGTCTAAGTTCTATTATTGAAACCCACTTCCCTTCAATTCTCATCTCATCTTCAAGATAAGGTAATATTGCGTTTCTGAGAGAGCCAGTTTCAATGCCCACAGTAGCAGATTCTACATTCATCGCAGATGAAAGAATTTTTTTAGCCGTTTCCTTCACATTCCAACGACCATGTAGTATGTCTTTAACCCACCACTTATCACGATCTATCTTAACAATCGCAATAGCCGTTTCATCGAGCCTGGATCGTTTTAAATTCCGTTCTTTCTCTATTGCCTCAAACCCAGCAGGATCAACTGCAATCACATAGTGTCCTTCTTCTGGTTCTTCGCTTTTTTCAAACCACTCTTCTTTAAATATTCCACCAGAGTTAGTTTCAAAGGATGCTTCAAACTCTTGTCTAAAAGACATAGAGGACATAGTCTTACTTGCAGCAACAATCTCTTCTGGCGGTAAGAATGGATTATCTGTAGATGTAAACTGGAACGCATCCCAATCTTCATCATCATGTGCATCTTTATATAAGTCGTAGAAGTGATTCTTTCCTGCGGGAGTACCAATAAATAATGCACCACCTTTCACATCAGCAAGTGTTGGACGAATTATCTGTTCCCAGACTTGTGGCTTCATAGAAGCATATTCATCTAACACGCAAAATGCAAGTCCAACACCACGAAGCGTTTCTGGTCTGTCAGATCCCTTTAAATATATCTTTCTTCCATTAATTAAAGTTAATACAGCCGTATTCTCGTGTGCTTGAGCAATTAAATCTCTACCTAAATCCTTTAACATCGCCCACATGATATCTTTAGCTTGTTGAAAGGTAGGAGCAATATAGAATACATCTTTACTTTCAGACTGAATAGCTTGTATTAATAATAACCAAGCAGAAAGGTAGGACTTTCCAAATCGTCTACCAGCAGCAACTATCTTAAATCTTTTTTCAGAATGGAATATTTGTAGTTGAGCAGGATGAAGGTCTATATTAAGTTCGGCCATTTATACCTCATTACCCCAAACATCCCAACCAGGTGTTTTTTGTCTTGCAAAAAGTTCAATTCGAGGCAAATCACCAACTAAATCAATAATTTTATCTCTTATCTCGTCTGGTTTTCTAGAGTGCTCTCTAATTGGACTTACACAAAGCTCCCTTACTGAGGCGTTTATTCTTTTAACCTGCCCTTTTGTCGCTAGTAAACACAACTCTGGGTTACTCCTAGTCCAATTACCGCCACCAAAATGATATTTATTTTTTACAGTTGTTTTGACCCAATTAAAAGCAACAGTTTTATATTTAAAACCCCAAGAATTAATACACTTTAAAGCTAAATCTAATTCAGAGTTCATTATCCAAAGAAACAAAATAGCATTATCTTTAGATATGTCTTTAACAGGTAAATTGATAATATCCTCACCTTTCATTGTTGGGTATAAATTATTTTTTGCTTTATCGCTTAGTTTTTTTCTGTTTTGAAAATTAAAATTCCACGGTGGATCAGCATAAATAATGTTGTATTTTTTATCTGGAAACTTTAATTCAGCCATTACTCGCTACATTAACAATAACCTCATCATCACTCTTTTCTATAGGATCAACTAATTCAGCTTCATCGTATTCACTAGCCTTTTGTTTAATAGACTCTATAGAAGCTACATTAATAATAACTTGAGCATCACTCTTATTCCTGGTTGAATCCACAGCCTTATGAACAGGTAATATTCTATCTAAGCACATTTTTAAACAATGTACATCACCTTCTTTAGCTTTTTGTAATACTACAGCAACTATCTCTACTGCATTTTCATTCATTAACTCCCTGGAAAGAGCCGTATACTTATTAACCGAACCCTTGGGTCTACCATTAGGATTAAGAGATTTCATCCCCTTATGAAAATTAGGATTACCAACTTTCTTTGGTTTATCTTCAAAAGGAGTCATAGCAGCCAAAGGTGGTGGTCTTTTTTCCATTATTTTCTTATATTCAGAATCTTGCGTAAAATCTATCTTTTCCATATTCTAAATGCGAATGATTATCATTATTGTTAGAGTATAACAGAATTATAGTTCAAATTAGGTTTTTTTTTGAAATTTGGTTTTTTGTGGGTTGGAGAGTAGACTAAAGACAAATTAAAAAAGTTAGGTGGGTGGCCCCTCTTTTTGATCCAGGGTAAAAAAAGTTGACTGACAGGAAAGATCGCTATG